GCATAGTCACCGATGTTACCGATGCTGTCCAAAGGAGCAGTGGTAGTGTCCAATGGATCTATCAAGTCATCTGCTGATGTGATCACTATGGGTGTCTTGTTGGTAAATGTGTTGGTAGTGAAACTCCACTCAGAAATACCCCAGACAGTGGCCGATGTATCTAACCAATAGTCACCGTTGTTGGGTGCACCTGTGGGGCGTGTCAAACTGGCTGTGAGTTCGCTCAAGTCAATGTTGGCACGCTGGACGTATGCACGATTAGAAATGCCTAGAACAGAATAGGCTGCGAGCAGACCGTATTCGTTAAGTTCATAACCATTGATTGGTGTGCCTGCTGTGGTTTTGTAGAAGAATGGGTTACCAAATGTGTTGACCAAATCTCTTTGGCTAGAGATTAAATAAACTCGATTTGCGTTGACCTCTGTGGTGCCGGCAGCCACGCCAACACCGCTACCACTGATCTTGTTTTGCGCTGTGGCTATCAAGATAAATGGTACTGAATTTGTAGGAGCTGGTAGATAGTTGGATTCATCTATGATCGTAACTTCTACGCCTGGGCTAAGTAGTGCCATGTGTCTGTTCCTTTAAAAGTGCTATTGATATTTAGCGGCACACACCAAAACCACCATCTAACCTTGCCCTTACCTAAGGTTTTGCTTAAATATCTGCATGTCAAGACCCCTGTGCAAAGCCTGCAACAAACGACCATCTGCCGTGAATTGCTATCGTGGCGATAAGATCTACTATCGTAGTCGTTGCGACAACTGCATCAGGAAAGATCGTCGGCAAAAACCAACAGAACCCAGATGGAAACAGGCAGGATACAAGAAAAAAATGATCTGTGACCGCTGTGGATTCCGCGCCAAAGTCCAGTCTCAGACTCTAGTATATCATGTAGATGGTAATCTCAACAACTCTGAACTGCGTAATCTCCGTAGCGTGTGCTTGAATTGCACAGCCGAGATCATGAGAGAGGACTTGCCTTGGCGACGCGGAGATCTCGAAGAAGATCGGTGATCTGCTGGAACAGTTGGTCCATGGTGCCGTTGTTGTCTATCACTGCATCGAATTCCGTGCCCACCCAGGCAGTTTCACTGGCATGTATTCCTATGCTACCTAGCATCTGAGATGCTCCATTTGTGCCGAGATTGGCCTGTTGGGCCACTGCATACCATTCGGGCTCTGGCCCGCGGACCACACGGATAACTATGCCGCCCTGGGCCCGGATAGCACTAATCTCATTAGGGAAACGACAGTCAGAAATCACCACATCATCCTGTGATGTGCGCAGTTTGTTTTCAAGGCTGGCAATCCAGATATCGTCATGGAAAGCCCGACGGCACACTTCGGTGCCCCAATACTGTAGCACCCAACGTGGTGTGATCACTTGTCCAAGACGCTTTGACCACCACTCATCCACTTGTTCACGCCACTCTCGGGCCTGTTTGGTGCGCCCTTCCAGCATGGTGCGATCCCAGCCAAACACAGCCGCACAGGCATCTTTCAGCGTGTTGGCGAAACTTTCTCTACGGAATTGATGTATGTTCACAAGATAATCAGCGATGGTATCTTTGCCTGAACCTATGAATCCGCATACTCCTATGATCATACCAGTTCCTTTACTTTGAGATATTCCAAACAGTCCCACAATAACCGTATCTGCCTCCGGCAATCTTCCAGGGCATGATGGCTGGCAGGGTATTTTTGTAGATTGGGTACCAAACTAAACAGGGTGCGGCTGTCTCGCACAGAGAAAAACTTCCAGGGCAGGGCCATGTTTTCACTCTTGTAAGCATGCTCTAGGATGTTCATGTCATAGGTCGGTCCTTGGGCCCAAACATGCCTAGCGTGCCAGGCCAAGCGATGCAGGCCTTCCAGGGCTTCACGCAAAGGTATGCGATTGTCCTCGCCAAATGCTTCTTCGCGGATGTCTGCGGGTTGGGTGGCCCACCATTGCAGTGTGCTTTCATCTATGGCGCGGCCTTCTTGGCTTTCCAGCGTGACCCGGGCATAGAATTCTCTACCAAAAAAGCCACGCTCCAAGGGATTGAACTCCTGGGCCGCTATGGTCAGTATGGTGGTGTCGGGTGTGGTCGCAAGACCCTCTATGTCAATCATTAAATCCATTCAATGATTATAACAGAGATTTTGGTTAGATGCTAGAGAGTTGTTAGCCAATGACAAAAGTCAGCGGTTGGCTGGCATCCACATAGCGTTTGAGTTCATCTATGAGTATGTCCATGGCTTCTTTGGCTTCGGTTTTCATGGCCGCACCATTGAGGCTGGTCCCGCCCTGTGGTCCGGCGATCTGGGCAAACTTTTCACGTGCTTCGCCGATGATCATTTTGCATGCGGCTACCATATAATCGCGGATCCACTGTTGGATCTGGATATTGGCCAGCAAAGCAATTTCGGGTTTGAGTTGATATACCCACAGCAAAAGCACTTCACCTTCACCTTTGGGATCACGCATGAACTGTATCTGCTTGGTGACAGGGTTGTAGGTGTAGTTCATGAAACCACCAAACATCCTGGCTGCCAACTCTACATATTGGGTATAGAAATCATAAGTGGCCAACCCACCAGCAGAACTGTAGTTCAACAAATAGGTGTTCAGCGTGGCACTGGAGAACGGATCAAAACTGGAACTGTATGGGCCTTGTATGTTGCCAATGGTGCGGCGGAACACTTGGCGCACAACTTGAACTTCTTGCGGTAGCGTGTAGATGTTGACGTTTTCTATCAACGGCAGGAAGATATAGCATTCTTCGTAGGCATTTTCTGCTCGTTGGCGATAGGTGCCGATGGTTCGTTGATAGGCCGCTTCATAGTGTGCAGGATCTAACTCAAGATCGATGATCTGATCGCCCAACTGGAGTTGCACATATTCGATGAGGTTTTGCTTTAATGTTTCTAGCGTTGATGCAGTCTGATCTACCATTACAGGCTCCTATACAACTATTTAGCGGAAGAAGTCCTGACAATGGCCCTCACGTGAAATGTCATTGGTCACACAATGAATACCACAGTCCCAAAAATATTTGTGTCGGAACGGGACAACATGCACTTCTATACCGTGTCGCGCACAGGCTTTTTCGACTCGATCGTTGTGGGTAGAAACCACGATATTTTTGGGATCTACGATCAGGATATTGACATCAAACACAGTTTCTGACACCTGTCCAACCCATTCATCAAAGTAATGATCTACCATGTTTATGAGATTGTTATCTTGCTCAAATCCCGGCATAAACCACCGTCCTTTGTTGCGTTTCATACTGAACTCAAACTCTCTCATGTGGGCATAATTGCTGGGTGGTAGATACACCACTTCCCATCCTGGAAAAGTATCCGCATAGGTGGGCACATCATTGAGACTGACTATCAAACCTGGTGTAACAGGGCAATACACAGCATCTCCGTGACCGCCCGAATTGACCACATGATTTCTCGTGGTCGGAAATAATGCATTAACTTGATCTAATATGGCTTTTTTATCATCATAGTAAGTCTGCGTGGCAAAGTATAGATCTTGGCCAATGCGACTCACAAAGCACCCATTGATGAAATCGAGATCAGTGTAAACTATATCTGTGCCACTGCTCTTTATCTCGTTTAAAATATGCGGATAAAAATCCAATTTGGCGTCAAGATGTTGTTGATCTATTCCACAGAATATTTCAAACTTCTTACGAACATCGTCGGCATACTCAGGCCAAGCATCATAGAAATCTTTTGGACGCACATAATCGGGCCACCAATTCATTTTGTTCTGGCGATAAAATACCGACCAGGCATGACTGGCATTTGGCTCTCGCGGTATCCAGAAACGATCCTGGATCATGATAAAATAATCACGAGGAGCGGTGGGTGGTTGCACCCATTTGCCATCGATATAAAGACTATCGAGATTTTCTGGAAACTGGGGCCTCACCACCCGGACCCCAAATCGATCTTGCAAGAGTGTAATCAGTCCTTGATAATCTTCTTCAGTTTCTTGTGCAAGATTTTCAAATTTTTCGCGGGTCTTCGAATCTTTGATCCACTTGTAAAATTCGGGCGGATATGTTCGTCCCACCATGCATACTTTGAGTGGATCCCAGTGTTGGTATACGGAATACATTAGATCTTTCAATAGGTTTTCAAGATAACAAGATTTTCATTTCCGCGACCATTGAACTTGATCTCCGTGGCTTTGATATCTTTGAAGTATTTACGAGCCGCGGGTTTACCACTTGACAAAAGTGCTTTGAGTTGTTCTGCAGGTTTTCTCAAGGTTTTCTGTTGCGTCAGTGTAGGGTCAAAACCCACGATACTGGACCCTTTGACGCTCACAGTGCCTGCATGAGTATCTGCTACCACATGCACCAGTTTGCGTTTTTTGGTATCATACAACCATGCTTCTGAAGCACCAACCAATTTGGCCGGTGATTCGGATGTGAGTTTGAGTTCAGCAAAGTCTTTCAAAAACTTGAACTTGGCACTTTGTTTTTCTGGACTCACGGCTTTTTTGGCACGCGGCTTGCGCTCGACTTTCTTGATCTGCACATAACTGCCACAGTCGGCAATAACCTGCTCGGCAAACTTTACGAAGTTTTTGATCTGGATTTTGCTCCAGGGGCTGTAACCTTCTACCAATTGCGCATCTCGGCCTGCGAGCACTTCCTCAAATTCGCTTAGGCGATTTTTCCAATGATCGGCGATGGTATTCACCATCTGCGGTGCCACATTCATACCACGCAGGATGGTGATAGGCTTGAAGTCTGCTGACATTTTGGCGCCGGATACGATGAAGTCGTCAAACATGCCCTCAAGTTCGCCCGCACACTCTGAGACTTTTTCACGCAGGCGATCCTGGATGGTAGGACCTCGGACCAACTCTTTTTCCGCTGTTTTGATTACTTCTTTTATAGCACGAATGCTTTTTAGATGCGCAACAATGGCATTGTCTACTGTGAGTTCTTCGTGTTCATTAAACTGATACCCCATGAGGTTCATGCGGCACAACCAGCCTACTTGGTTGCCGATGGTGCTTTCTGGCACGCGACCAAAGTCTTTGGCATCCCGCTGGCGATCGTTGCGGATCAACCAATCGATCACAAACTCTTTCACGGTTTTTTTGTCATAGTGATAGCCATACCAAGTAAAGGCCGCGATCAACTTGCTGTTGCGATTTTCCGTGTCGGGTTGGGTGCGCCATTCGGGTTCGGAACCTGTGTATTTGAGATCCGGAGATTTCGGGTGCAGGGCCTTGAGTGGTTTGAGTGCTGTTTGAGTTTTCATCTTTGCTCCTTGTGCATGAGTTTAGCCATCAATATATGTGCTTCAAAATTTTTCAATACTTCCTCTGCCCTGACCAGTAGATCATCAAACAAGGAAGATCCACGTCCACGACGACGACAGTTGACCCATTCCGAATCGGCTTGTGCCAGCAATTCATACACAGCACGGTGCCAGGTATAAAATTCTCTGGTGCCCATACTGGCGCCTATGCTGTTGCGATGTGCTTGATCCAAACGATCATGCAATTTTTGCCAATCTTCCAGGTCCATTGTGTATTTTAGCACTTTCGGAAAATCTGGTCAACCTACCCATAAATACAGCACTATGCCCAGATTAAGCCTTTATCGCCCCAACAGGCAAAACGATTACAAGTTTTTGGACCAAACCATAGCCGAAATGTATCAGGTTGGCGGCTTGGACATCTTCGTCCACAAGTATCTGGGCCCGCAACCACATGGCGACGATAGCAGTAGCCAAACTGGTGGCACACAAGATGCCACACAACCAGCCTACAGCTATACCAATCCCTTGTTCGTGGAAGATCTGTTGCTGATAGAAAATCGCGACAGAAAATACGATCAAGACATCTATATCATGCGCGGTGTTTACAATCAGCAGGATATCGACTTTGATCTCAGCCAGTTTGGCCTGTTCTTGAACAATGACACCCTGTTCATCACTTTCCATTATAACGTGATGATCGATACCATGGGTCGCAAACTGATGTCGGGTGACGTGCTAGAATTTCCCAATCTCCGCGATTACAACCCACTGAACACAGCACTACCAAAAGCCCTGCCTCGCTACTATGTGATCCAGGATGCGGCATTTGCTTCAGAAGGTTTCAGCCAAACCTGGTTGCCGCACCTGTGGCGAGTGAAAGCCACGCCCTTGGTTGGTGCGCAAGAATACAACGACATACTGAACAAACCTTTTGCTCAAGACAATATCTGGGATCCGGGCAACTACTATCCGTCAGGAAGCATAGTGCTCTACGGCGACACCTATTACCGTGCCATACAGAACACTCCGACCAGCACTGAAATAACCAACACTACCTACTGGCAAGTCTACACTCCCGAAACCATCCAGGAGTCGATCGGCACACGCAAGAAAGATTACGAACTCAACGACGCCATACTCACACAGGCCGAATACGAAGTTCCGTTGTCAGGCTACGACACAGTTAAGTTTTACATCGTGCCCACCAACCCAGATGGCACGCCTGCTGATCCTGCTTCCATCCCCACTGCCGATTACACAGTGGTCACTGTGGATACCACGCTGACCAATGTCAGCGATGGCAATGTCAGCCCTACTAGTGACGGCTACACATCAGGTTATTTGACCGGTGATGGTATCGCACCCAATGGCCTGCCTGTGACACCGGGTATAGCGTTCCCATTGAATCCCAGCCAAGGCGATTATGCCTTGCGCCTGGACTACTTTCCCAATCGCTTGTTCCGATTCAACGGTGCTCGTTGGGTCAAGATCGAAGACAATGTGCGCACCAATCTCACTCCGGGTCCAGACAACAAGACCATGCGGTCGGGCTTCGTCAACAACACCAACACAACACAGACTGCAGATCGTGGACCCATACCACAGCGCCAAGGACTGTCCAATATTCTCAAACCCGAGGCGGATAACTGATGCAACAATTCTTCTACGACGAACAGATACGCAGATTCCTGCTACAGTTTACCAGGATGTTTTCCAACTTCCAGTGCGAATATGGGCGTAACGACGAAGGTGTAAAAGGCCTTATCCGCGTGCCCATCCGTTACGGTGACGCCAGCCGCCAGGCACAGACTGTGCTACAAAACAATTCGGCGTCAACACTGCCATCTACACCGCTGATGACATTTTATGTCACTGATCTCGAATATGCACGTGATCGTGTGCAAGAGCCTTACTATGTGGAAAAGACCAATGTGCGCCAACGTTATTGGGACACCGATACACAAAGTTATGAGACCACACAAGGCAATGCGTTTACCATAGAACGCTTGATGCCTGTGCCTTTTAATTTGAAACTGCGATTGGATCTTTGGACTTCCAATACCAACCAGAAACTACAGATCTTGGAGCAGATATTGACACTGTTCAATCCTGCGTTGGAAATACAAAGCACAGACAACTTCTTGGATTGGACCAGCCTTTCGGTATGCGAACTAGAATCGGTGACATGGAGTTCAAGATCCATACCACAAGGCACCGAAGATCCCATAGATATCGCCACGCTACAATTCACACTGCCTATCTGGATATCACCGCCGGCCAAGGTCAAGAAACTGGGCGTGGTGCAGAAAATCGTGGCTTCAATATTTGACGCCAACGGTGACGCCATTGAAGCTATAACCAACAACGATCTACTGCTAGGCACCAGGCAGAAATTCACACCTTACAACTATCAGGTGCTATTAATAGGCAATCAACTGCAGGTATTACAACCATCAGCAGTGGTGCCAGGCAAAGGTACCATCAATCCCGATACTTCGCCACCATCCAATGTGTTTTGGCATGCTGTGGTCAACGAGTTTGGTGACTTGCAGAATGGCATCAGTCAAGTAAGGCTTGACAATCCGTTTGATGGCACTATAATAGTGGGAACAGTGGCCTATCACCCATCGGACGATAGATTCCTGTTGTTTACCATAGATGAAGATACCATACCTACAAACACATTGGACCCTGTGAACGCCATCATTGATCCCCAACGCAAAGGCCCTGGGGCAGGATTGCCTGCTGCCGCTGCCGGACAGCGATATCTCTTGGTCAATGATACCGGGGCCGCAGATTATGGCAGTGGTGCACCTGCATGGACTGGCGTCAATGGAGAGATATTGCATGCCGACGCCAACGACATCATAGAATATGACGGTGAAAAATGGAACATAGCATTCAAGAGCGATCAACTCACAGATGTGCAATATGTCACAAACATAACCACCAATATACAGTATCGCTGGGCAGCCGGAGAGTGGTTAAAGAGTTATGAAGGACTGTATCCGTCAGGCGAATGGAGTCTAGTGCTTTGAATGCAGTGGGTGTTTGGTTCTATTCCGTATCAACCGATCGTTATCTCTATCTCTTAAGGAATGACGATCGTAACCCCGGAACTTGGGGATTGCCTGGTGGCAAAGCCCTGGCCAACGAAACTTTGATAGAAACCATACGCAGAGAATGCATTGAAGAACTGGGTTCGTGGCCCCAGGAGATCCGATTGGTGCCTATAGAAAAATTCACTAGCCCTGATGGCAAGTTCCATTATCATACGTTTTTCTGTAGCGTTGCAAAAGAATTTGTACCTGAACTAAACGAAGAACATCAAGGTTATGCCTGGATTGATTCGCATACTTGGCCTAGGCCGTTGCATCCGGGCCTATGGTCGACAGTGAACTTTGATGAAGTCAAACAAAAAATGACACAGGTGCAACGCCTGCATCACACATCACAGTAAGTGATGAATCTGCGATAGTCCCACACGTCAACGTTGGCAAAATTGCGCCATGAATTGGGCGGCGGAGCGCCGTCGGTAACAAGATAAAATTTCACACCCGGATATGCACGGAACACATGAGGCATGTCAGCTGTGCTTTGTGTGTCAATCACACAGTGAGGATTGATGCCATCCACACCAATTATGAATACTTCTTGGTGACCATCAAAGGCAGCGATGTAGGCAGCTCGGGCACCTGGACTCAGTCTCACGGCATAAGGCACAGGATACAGTTGTTCAGGAAAACGCAAACAGTTGCGAGTGCTGGAATACACCACTGTGTTGGTAGTGTAATTTTTGGCTACCATGTCAGATAATTCTTTGACATTGGTCTCTATATAAAAGTCGCAACGTATCTTGCGCCACACTCCATCACAACCATAGGTCTGCAATTTCTTCTGCCCTAACAGACCACCTTTGTGATTTTCTAACACACGGACCACGTCTTCTCTGGCCGTTTCATCTTGTCCAATCACAGCGGCCCTGCCAGATATGTGTTGATTGGAAATAGAGTTAGGAACGAATTCTCTATTTTGTATTTTCATTCCACCTTTGTAAGTGGTATCTGTGATGATGAATTCACCATCATAATGTTCGCGAAAACGTGCTGTTATCATAATCTTCCCACCATTATTTCAATGGTGCCCTCTTCAGTTGACTGATGATTGTCCAGTGCTTTGCCTAATACTACGCCCGGAGTATATTGGGTCACTGGCAAGGCCATGGCCACACCCGGAGTGTCGCTGGAACACAACAAATCACCTTTGGAAATCTGTCCTTTGACCCGACAAGGGACCCGCCCAATCAGGGCCACTGGTGCTACAAATTCACCTTCCAATCCGCGATTCATCAGCACGCCAGGATTTTCAGACACAGTGCCGGCGATAGACGACTGGCATGCTTGTGTGCTTTGTGTGACTTCTTGATCTCCGCCTATGACCAAAACTGTGCCCACAGGATATTCTGCGTCAGCTAGATATCTTTCAGCCACGTCAGCGTATTGTGCTGATGTGGCTTTAACAAATGCAGTATTAAAATATGCTGTAGCGTTTCCTATGTTACCCACACCGTTACTGCTGGCATTTTCAAAGCCATTGATAAAACTCTTGTTTGACATTGACTGCACAGCGTTAGCACCTATCAATTGATAACCACCTGGGTGTGAACCATCATGCACACGGATCACTTCTAAATCAGTGTCAATGCTTAACTCGCCGGCAGAACCAGTGAATGAGTTATTTTGTGCTGTGGTTCCCCTGCGGAACTGTAAAACGGTTGGCATTGAATTCTCCTGTTTCTTTATTTATTTAGGTTAACACACCAAGATCCACACCCTCTAGCACTTCGCCCACTGGGTCCATCATGCTGTAAACTTCGCCCAAGTTCACACCAAACGGATCCGTGGCTGATGATTCAAACGGTGCTTCCTGCACAGTCTGGACGAAATTGTAGCTGAGGTCAAAATTACCCGTGGAGCCAGGCACCGGTTGCACCGTGGAGTTAGGATACTGGGTAGCACCACCACCTCCACCACCGCCACTCTGATCTTCCCATGTAAGTCCACCAGCACCATTGGTAGTGAGAACTTGGGCGGCATTGCCATACCCACTAGGAAATATATAGGTAAAATTTCCGGTCAGTGTAGCCGGTGATCGGAGTCCTATATAGTTGCTGTTGTCACTGTCGTTGAGGAACAGTATACCGCGATTTTGTATTTCAACGTTGGACGACGCTTTGATCAGAGCGCCAGTGACGTTGCCTGTGGCCACTAATTGTCCTGTGGTAACAAGATTACCACCAGTGATGTTACCCGTGGCGTCAACGCGACCTGCTGTAGTGATATTTCCACCTGACACATTGCCAGTGGCAATTACTTGACTTCCTGTTGTTAAATTACCGCCTGTGACATTGCCTGTCACATCTAAACTTGTAAGTGTGCCTAGAGATGTGATATTGGGCTGTGCGGCCGTGTTCAACGTTCCTGTGAGCGTGGTTGCAACTATGGTAGAAGCACCTAGATTACCAACGTTGGCGTTACCGGTGACAGACAACACTCCGGATGTTATGAGGTTGCCGCCTGTGATGTTGCCCGTGGCCACTACCTGTGCACCGGTAGTAAGATTGCCACCAGTGACATTTCCAGACGCTGTCAAACTGGTCAATGTTCCTAGAGAACTTATATTAGGTTGTGCTGCCGTGGTCAGTGTGCCGGTTATCAGCGTTCCACTTAGGTTGCCGCTGGTAATGTTTCCAGTGACCCCTAATGATGTTAACGTGCCAACCGAAGTAATGTTGGGTTGTGCCGCTGTTGTTACTGTGCCTGCTGTGGTGGCTGCGCCTGTCAAGTCACCCACGAATGTGGTCGAGGTCACACTGGTCAGGCCAGCCACGGTGGTCACTGTGGCGCCCAGTGTGAGTGCTGTTGATCCCAGTGTGACAGCGGCATTGGCCAATCTTGCCTGTGCCAAGGTGCCACTTGAAATATTGTCAGCACTGATACTGGAGACGTTGGCGCCTGATCCATTGAGTGTGCCCACGAAGTTGCCACTGGTGACATTGCCTGTGACGGCCAAATTTGTGAGTGTGCCAACTGAGGTAATGTTGGTTTGTGCGGCTGTGCTTATGGTTCCTGTCAGTGTAGTTGCTGTGACTGTGGTAGCTCCAAGATTGCCCACGTTGGCATTGCCAGTGGCAGATATTGTTGCGGATTCAAGCCCACCAACTATGAGATTACCATAGTTGTTTACTGTGACAACATCATTTGATACTGATACATTGGTGGCTGCTATGAGTTTACCTGCTGAGTTATCATAGCCCATGAAAGCGGCCTGTTCTGTGGTAGTGTAATACCAAAGTTCCTGGCCTCGATCTTTGCCGTCGTTGCTGGTCAGCGGTGTGTTGTTAGCGCCACGACCTAACCCAATGATTGGATCAACTACGTTAAGATTGGTGACGTTGACGGAAATAATATTGCCACTCACAGTAAGATTTCCTGCTATTGTGACGTTGTCGCTGGCAGTAAGTGTTCCTGTTGACACTGTGCCTGTAGTGACCAAATTGCCACCCGAGACATTACCGGTGGCAGTTAAACTTGTCAGTGTACCAACGGATGTAACATTGGGTTGTGCGGCTGTTTCTAGAGTACCAGTAACAGTAGTGAATGCACCCCGTGTTCCGGAAATATTACCAGAACCCACGTTTCCAGTCACGCTCAACGAATCAAGTGTTCCCACTGATGTGATATTTGTTTGTGCGGCAGTGGTCAGCGTGCCAATGATATTGGTACCAATGAGATTACCACCAGTGACGTTGCCTGTTGCTGTGACTTGCCCTGCGGTAACGATATTGCCGCCGGTGACGTTGCCAGTGGCTGTGATTGTTGTTCCTGCTGATACCAGCCCTGCAGTAACAAGATTGCCACCTGTGATGTTGCCGGTGGCGTCAACACGACCTGCTGTGACGAGATTGCCACCTGTGACATTGCCAGTAGCTACTACCAATCCTGCTGTGCCAAGATTGCCCACGTTGGCATTGCCGGTAGCATTGAGTGTACCGGTGATGTTAGCACCTGTTGTGGTGGCTACAAGCACTATGGAAGAATTTGGAGCCAACGCGATATTG